TTTCATCAACATATATTATTTCAGAAGTTTGCGTGTTATACAGAAGACCGTTAATTATTTTTTTCATTACAACCTCCTTATGTTCTCATTGCTCTTCGTAATTGTAAGGATCCATTAAAAGCACCATTAAAGTTTAATTTGTGTGTTTCCACTTCTACTTGTAAGCTGTTTACAATATCACTTTCCATGAAAATAATATCAGCAGCTTCCAGCACCGGATCCCCTCTGTATTGAACATCATAAGAAATATTATTCGCATAATAATTCCCAAGCCATTCAGCAACAATCCTTGCATGATCTTCCGTTGAAATAAGTTGATTTTCACAATACCTTATTTCGCCAGAGTTGTTAATTGATTTCTTTAGATATACGTTATCTTCAACTACTTGCGGTGTATTATCCTCTCCGTTTTGAAATGTATATATTTTGACAAAAACATCTTTTGTTTTTCTTTCTGCGTATCCATAAGGATTTTCTGTCATAGAGTCTTTTTTCAACTCATAATCAGATAAATCTCCAAAACTGATTTTATCAATCAAAACTCTGTTTTTAGGATATGCTTTTGTTATCTCGAAACGAATACTGTCAAAGTTTTCAAATTCATCATTTAACAATGATTTTTCTTTCAAAGCATCATATTTGAAAGTCTTAAGAAGTGTGTCTCCATTATATGTAGATACTTTCATCTCTTTTGGAGGGTTACCCTGGAATGAAATATACAATCCATAATACGTGTATGCTGCAGGAAGTTTTAATGTAAGCACTGGATTCTCCGAAAACAATCCATTTTCATCAGAAACATTGCTTGTAACATATCCTGTCTGTTCAATGGCTGTACCGGTATTCCTCGGAAGAAAAAGTTGTGAACCGTCTACACGCATAAAATTCCTTGTCAGCTCTGCATATACATTGTTGTTTCCATATAATACATTAGTGGCATTTCCCCACCATGCAGTTCCGTTTGATGTAACCTGCATATCTGCCGGATCTATAACATTTGCAAAGTTGGCTTTAATATTTACTCTTCCGTCAGAATCTACAAATAAAATGCATCTTGAAGCGTTGCACAATAATTGCAAACATTCTTTGTGAGGTGCTTCCGGCATTGGATTGTGTAGGCTCACATCTCTTAAACAATCGTCAACAAAATACTCGTCAGGCTCGAATCCGGCATCTTTTAGAATGCTAATAGCTTCTGCATATGCTGTTCTATCGTATATTTTGTTTCCTATTGTATAGTTGTCTTCCAAAGTTGAAAGAACATCATTCGCGGTGAAAGACATTTGATTTTTTTTAGAGTTCCAGTCAGTCAAAAGCATTGTGGCTTTTTTATGCCATTCCACTGTTTCGTCTGACAGGACCATTCCGTATGATAACTCCATTTTTTGTCCTGTTTCAAGGAAATTGATAAATGAATTATCATCGTCTACATTGTATACATTGTTTTTATCCAGTATTGTTACAGATAATTTTCTGTATGGAATCTCCGCTGAAATTCCATTAACAAATTCTTCAAAAGATGCTGTTGACACATCATTATTTCTATATGTCAATCCAACACCCATTACGATTTTTTCTACTCTAAGACGTTTATTTCCTCCGACCATAGATATAGGAATTATTTGTATATTTGTGGTGTTTCCGATTACATCCGTTGTTGAAAAATCGTGTTTATCATTTGTATAAGTCAATTCTTTTTCATCTGTAACAATTTTGAAGCTAGTCGGGTAATATTTCCCGAAATCTATCGTAAGTCCTTTGATGGAATACTCTTGTGGAAATGCTACTTTTACAGTTTCCATTACGTTTTGTGTGGTTAATGGAGCATTGCGTAGTTGGTACAATCCGCTTGTCTCTCTCGGAAGAAAATACATTTGACCGTCTACACGCATATAATTTTGCTCCAATGTAGCATATTCCGTATATTCTGCATCATTTCTAAACGGCAAAACCTTGTTTCCCCAATATGCGTAATCACCTTCAAAATGAGCCGTATTTTGTGCATCACCATTTACTACACCGAGAGTAATTGATATGTATGCCCTGTCTCTTATCTTTTTCTGCATTGCAGACTTATAAGCGTTAGAAGCTTTTATCATTCTTCCCACCCACAATCAATTAAATTGAATTTACACGTTTCATAGTTCCTATAAAAAATATCATCCAAAAACAACGGCTTGCCGGTAGTGTCTCCTGGATACATTGTGTGTGTATGCCTTACATTGTCATCCCCGGTAAACGTAACCAGCACAAAAAATGGCTCTAAAGCATCTTGCATTTCTTTCCATGTTTCCGCATCTAAACCATTCCATTGAAGATTATTTATCTTCCACAATTTTCTTCCGACTTTTTGACCGACAACTGCAGCATTTACATTTCTTCCTGAATCAACCGTCTGCGACCGAACTATTTCCATCCCAGGAGCCGGGCACGGAAAGCGTACTCCGTTTACTATGATGAAATCACTTGCTCTTGCTATCATTGTGTTTTCCTCCATAGAAAAAAAGAGTGGGAATAAATCCCACTCTTAAGTAATAATCTGTAATCCCATAGCTTTCTGACCCCTTAAGTTTGCCCTTGCTATGTCTCTATCACCGATATTGACAGATGTTTCTTTTGCAAGTAACTGCTTAAGCAGGTCAATTTCCTGTTGCATCATGCGCATTTGCGCTTCTGCTGTGGTGCTAATGGCATCTTTGATTCCAGTGATTTCCACTCCGCCGGCAACCGCTGTTTTGCCACCTACTGTTCCGGCAATCTCCGGTACACCGTTTTCTCCTGCCATAAACATTGTGTATCTGCTTGGAACATAACCGCCAGTTTCAAATTTTGGGATAGTGATATGTGGAATTCCAGGAATATCAATATTAAAACCGACCCAACCAGCCGCGTCTCCTAATGCTTTCCTCAATCCGCTTGTCATGCCGTTTATGGCGTCAATTACAAGGTTTACACCACTTTCTGCTATACCAGCTATCGCATTCCATGCACCCTTAAAAATATCTTTGATTCCATCCCAAGCAGTTGACCAGTCTTTTGTAAATACTCCGGAAATAAACTTAATCAATCCGGAAAATGTAAGTTTTAAAGATGTGATTTTGTTCCCTATAAACTTAAATACAGTTTCAAACATCGGTTTAAAATCTTCCCATAAGTGATTTACTAATGGGGATAACACATTGTTCCATAGAAAATTAAACACTTCTATAACAGGACTTACTTGTTCTACGACATAATTCATTATATCAATAATTGCATTAAAAGCTGTTCCAAGCACACTACCTAAAGCATCTGCTAAAGGAACCACTACATTTTGCCAAAGCATTGTAAGTATGTCTGCAACAATCTGAATTGCAGGATTTAAGATATTTCCAAGGAATGTTCCAAACGGAACAAGCACTCCATTCCAAAGATTTTCAAAAGCACTTTGCAATTTCGGAAGCACTTCTTCACCAACATATTTTAATGCCGGATTTAGCATATCCTGCCATATGCTTGTGAATGCAGTCTTCAAAAATTCTCCTATCGGAGTAAGCACATCTACAAGCCCTGTCCATGCATTCTGTAAATCTGGTATAACCGTTGTTGTTAAAAACTCCATTGCAGGAGTGAGATTATCCGCAATGGCTGAAATTGATTCCTTGAAACTCTTTCTAACATCCTCATTTGTTGCATATACAAGTGCAAGTCCTGCTACAACCGCTGTGATAGCCGCTGTTGCCGCTACTGCTCCTGCACTAATACCACCAAACAATCCGGTTGCTCCTGCCGCTGCGGCTCCCTCTGCTCCTGTTGCCGCTCCAGTTCCCAGCAGACTTCCAAGAATTGTTTCTTCGATTCCTGCTCCTGCCTTACCACCCATTGACAAAACAATAGAATCTTTGATTGCTTTCCATAATATATCTCCCAGTCCGGTGAATTTCAAAAGACCTATTGCTGTCAGAATCGTGGTTTCAATCGGTGCAGCATCAAAACTTCCTTTCCATAGATCGATTGCCGCATCTATGGCAGTTTCTATGAAATTTCCGGCAGATGTAAAGATTGCTGTCCAATCCATTCCGTCCAAGAAACTACCTATGTGTCTTCCGATTTTTTCCCAGTCCACAGAATCTATTGCTCTTGTGAACCAGTCAAAAATACCAGTTACCAGTTTGGAAGTATCCATTCCGGCAACTTTAAACCATGCATCAGAATCAAACTTAAATGCATACGCCAGATCTTCTATAATATCTTTTACTGGCTTAAACACCTTGCTTACTTTGTCAGCCCAACCCATAGCCGTATTCTGCATTTTGTCAAATGCTTCCTGCCATACTTTTTCGTATTCAGCAGTAGCATCCATGATTTCTTTGGTAAGGTCAATTCCTGCTCCACCAGCAGAAGAACTTCCGTTTGAACCGCTATTAGGATCAATGATATTTAATTCATCAATACCAAGTGTGTAACTTTTAGCCTTTTTTGCGCTTTTCCCAACTTTATCCAGTGCATCTGCCGTGTTTTCCAAATTTTCATTGTACCCGGATACACCTTGACCGAATGCAGAAAAGTCAATTTTAATTCCCAGTAAGCTTGCCACACTAACAAGCAGTCTCTTAATCGCAATTACGACACCGTTAATGACAGGAAGTACTTTTTGCAATACCGGAATAAACAACTGTCCCAGTACCATGCCGGCTTCTTTTACGTTGTTAGTAAACTGACGAATCATGTTACTTGGAGAATTGATTGTATTCGCCAAGTCTCCCCATGATACCTTTGACTGGTCTAAAATTGCCAGCAAACGTAACTGCTGTTTCTCTGCCTGTGACATTTCAGAGACAGCTTTTTCAATGCCGTATCTGTAAGCATAGGTCTGCAATGTGGCATTCGTGATATCAATACCATACTTATACAGTGCTCTTGACTGACCGATCAAACCGGACTGTAAGTTTGTTGCAACTGTACTGAAATCTACGTTAAACAGAGATGAAATGTCCCCGGCAAGCATGGTCATAGACTTTGAAATTGCCGTAGTGACTTCTCCTGTCTGCCCTAAAGAGTTGGTGATAGATGCAAGTTGTGAAGCGTACTGCGTAATCTCCTGTAAATTCAGTCCCAGGTTCTTCATTCCGCTTTCAGAAATCAGTCCACCGTCTACATCTACTTTCAGACCGGACATTTTACCAAGAAGTTCATTTACACGGTTTCCGAAACTCTGCGCATAATCCTCTGCGTTGTCGTAACCGAATTTTTCAAAATCCTTGCCCCATTCCTTGCCGACTTTATTAAATGCTACCGTGTAGTAGTTAAATGCTTCTATATAGTCCGTAGTTCCCTCTATGGACTTCCACAGACTTTTAATTCCACGGATCACAAGGAAATATGTTGCGTAGAATCTGCCGAAAGCCGCAGCAAGACTGAATGTGCTTTTCGTGGCTCTTCTTGCGCTTACCGTATAGGTGTTCAGATTACGGCCTAAAGAGTTTGCGGCTCTTCCGGATGCCGCACCAGTAGATGCCAGTCCTGCCAGTGCGTTTGTCATGCGGATGATATTCTCACTTACATTCGGAACGGTTGAAAGAGTGGTGAATAACTGCTTCAAATTCTTTGCCAGTAAAGGAATGTTTGTGATTGCTCTGCCGGATGCCACACCACCAAGTCTTGAAATCGAAGATGCTATGCTCGCAATATCCCCTACTCCATCTACTTTTGTTCCTGCCATGTCAGCAGAAAAAGTCTTCAGTGCAGATGAAATCCTGCTTAATCCGCTTGTATCTATTTTCCCCATTCTGTTAATGGAATTTGTCAATGTGGAGATATTCTTAATGCCGCTTGTATTCATGGAACTGGCGGCATTTGCGATACTCTGTATGCTATTAGAAATGCTTGTCAGTTTGGATGTATCAATGGACAAGCTTCTCTGAAAATTCGTAAGGCTGTTTGCTAACTTATTTAGTGCGTTACTTGCGTTATTCGCATCCGCTTTTATTTTAATCTGTAAAGAATCAATATCCATACCGCACCGCCTTTACCGCAATAAAAAAGGAAGTGTCTGCCACTTCCAAGAAAAAGAGCGGCAAGCTGTGACACCTACCGCTCCTAAAATCACTTTTTGAGATATGCCCTTGTAACCGTACCGATTTTTCCGTCCACTTTGATACCGACACTCTTTTGGAATGCTTTTACTGCATCAGAAGTGGTTTTTCCAAAATATCCGTCAATGTTCGTCTTACCTTTCGCATTTACAGACGGCATAAAGCCTTTCCTTACAAGTTCGTACTGCGACCACTTGACATCATTTCCCTTCATCATTGCAATACGCTTGTAATAAAGAAGTCTTTCCGGCTCTGTATAAGGGTTTCTATGGCTTGTAAAATCCTCATATACGGCATCTAATTCCTTGTACCATACATTCATGTCTACATTTCCTACAATACCGCCTACACGCCCTTTAGAAGTGTACTGCCAGCCTACCATGTTAGGTACTTGCGGCTGATACTTTACATCACACTTGCCGTTGTTCTTTCCGTACCGTGCGATCCACATGGGATAACTCACACCGCCATAAGGCTTAATGTATGTCTTGTAAAAACTTTCCCCAGTGTATACACCGAACTGTAATCCTGCATCGGTGATAACCTTTCCGTAAGCATTGATAATAGAAATAATATTTTTGCCAAGACCTTTCATAACGGCATCTTCAACATCAAGATATACTGTCACTTTTCTACCGTTAAGAATAGTAAGCACTCTTCTTGCATCAGATCGTGATTTTGCAACCGTTGTAATATATCCGTATTCATATACTCCGTGCACATGGACATTGTGCTCTTTACAACCTTTCCAGTTCTCCTCGAACTTCTTGTCCGGGTTCAAATCCTTACGGATGACTTTCAGAATAGCAAAATCAATACCGTTCTGTTTTACCGCCCACCAGTTAATCGTCCCCTGGTATGAGGACACATCAATTCCTGTTAAACTCATGTTTGTTTCTCCTTTTTGGGATGTGATAATTCAAAATTAGCCTGCATTGCCATAAGTCCTGCAAGGAACGCTTTCCTTTGCTTCTGAATTTCTTTTTCATTATTAGCAATGTCAGCACGTTCTATAATAGGCTTGTCAATATACTTCGATTGTGCTTTTCTACCGTTTAGGCAATGGTCTACGGCAACAGATGTTGCTGCCAGTCCATATTCTCCCCACCACATCCACATTTCTCTGTCTCTCTGCTTCATTTCTAGCTTGTACGCTTCTGCATAAGGCTCTAAATCCGCAGGGCAGGAAGAATCTATATCTTTTACTGTAAATCCGTATCCTTTTGTGCATAAAAGCCACATAGGACGTACTTCTTTACAGTATATTTCCCATGTTAGTTCTCTGACTTCTCCGGTGCTTTCTTGGAGTTCTTCTCTTGCTCCTGTTTCAGGAGCTTCGCTAAAAAACCGTTTTCAAGCAACTCTCCTTGCACATCAGCAAATAACTTCTGAATGTCAGATTCGTCAGAATCGAAATAATCATCAAGCATGGAATAAACCTCGCTTAACTTTGCTTCTTTCTGCTCTTTGTTGTAAGGGTCGAACCCGTATTCATCAGAGTGGTATTTCTGTAAACCGACAAGAATCAGTTCCGGCAGTAACATGAGAATGTTATTCACGGATTCAATGCCGTCTTCCTGCTTTTCAAGGCTTGCCAGTTTCTTGATAATGTTGTTTTTTACGGTTGCTTCGTAACCGAATTTAATGTTCAGTTCCTTTTCTCCAAATTTTACTTTCAGCATATTTTATCCTTTCCCCAACATTTTGTTGGAAAGGAGCCGCCCGAAGACGGCTCTCTTTTTGCTAAATTAATGTTTCATCTACCGCTTCATCAAAGTCAGCCACGGCAGTGTTATTTGTTTCTGACTGACTTGCTATTCCCCCGTTGTCAGTGCAACGGTAGCATCCAATCCCTTGTATTCCTCAATGGTAAGATTCATTTCGATCGTCAGAAGTTCGTTCTGTCCGATTTCGGGTTGTGGAATCTGCTCGGGCGGCTGTGCAACAACGAAGAAAGATTTATCTTCTCCGGGAATAACGGTTTCAAACCACATTCTATTTCCACCAGTAAGAGCCTTGTAAGCTGTGATAAGTGCAGTCCATTCAGCCACGGTCTCTGATGTGAAGTTGACTGTGACTGTAAAAGATCCACCAGTATCTGCACGACCTTTTACATATCTGGTGATTGCATCTTCTAACGCAGAAGCATCAATCTGCTCCGGCTCAATGCTGATGCCGCCAATGGCATTGATTCTTGTAAGTTGCTTAAAACTTGTAGGTTTTGTTCCGGCGGTTGTCTCTGTACCATATCCGAAAGTAATGCCTAAAGTAGAAATTCCGGCTGCTGCCATAATTTATACCTCCTTAAATTTGCATAAAAAAATAGAGCCATATGGCTCTAATAGTTACAATGTATCATCAGCACCTACTGTTCTTCTGAACCGTGCAGTGCTTCTGTATGTGTCCTGCGAAGTATTATTGAACTCCGGCATGGAAGTTATTTGAAATCGCAGACGTTTGAAAAGTCCGGCAACCGTAGCCATAATAGCTTCGGCTTCTTCTTGACTTTTGTTTGTTATCACATCCACCTGGTATGATGCTGTGATTCCATTAACAGAACGTGCTTCAAGGTCTTGTCCTGTCTCTGCGAACGGCATAGCATGAAAGTACACCGTAGGGAATGTAGGGTTTGACAAATCCTTGTTTTTGTCCGTCACATAAGCTTTAGGATGGCTCTGTGGTATCTTCATTTTTAAGTACGATGCAATCTTGACTTTGAAATCTGATACCCACTGATATTCATTATCCACTACCAAACACCACCTTTGCTGTCTGTGATACAATATCACGAAGTTCTATTGCAGTCAGGTACATAAATGGTCTTGACGGCATACCTTCTGTAAAATACCATTTACCGTCATCCGCAGGATAAAACCATCCATATCTTCCATCCGCAAGTTGCCTTATGGTTTTTCCGCTTGCATATTGCCAGTCAACACCTTCCGGTAGTTGATATGGATATGGCGACTGCTTTCCAACAACACCAGTACCAAACTCCACGAAAGCCGCATGGTCTGTACCTGCAACCACAGCCCAAACACCGCCACCCTTTACGGAGCCAACATATTCCGAATGGATGCTTTGCAAAAGTTCCGATGTAAATATAGCATCGAGGTCAGCAATCTGTACTCTAGCAATCTCTATGCCCTTTTCTGCCAGTGTTTCAGCTAGTAGCCTGCATTTATAGGTTAAACTATTTTCATAGTCTTTAAGAGCCTTTACAGCCGCTTGTATGGACTTTTGGTCAAACAGGTTGATATTGATTGTCTTTCCCATATGTTCCTACCACTTCTTTAGAATAGTCACATCCGTGAATCCATACACCTTTTTCAGTGAAAATTCCATTTTCCAGTTTTGGAATAGTTAATTTTTCTTTGTCACATTCCATAGTCAATCACCTACTTCACCGTCTTTTGCAACAAAAACAAATCTGCTGTCAGTCCCTCGTCTGCAACGCCTTTGACAACATAGTCCGCAGTCTTGCTGTCCACAATTCCGTCATCGTCACGACCTACTTCCGACTTCTTCCAGATAACATCCCCTGCCTTAATCGGCAAATAGCCTTTGTCGGTCACAATCTGACAATACGAACTGGAATCATCAATACCAAATTCCTTTACCAGTACTTCCGACAGCTTATTGCTGATGTTGGCAGAAAAAAGGACGGGTTCTAAAAATTCCGTAATCGTTCCTTTGATTGACGGAATTTTTTCACCTGCCACTTCATCGTAAATAATGTTACCGTTTTTGTCACGGTTATAAATCGTGACTTTTTCTCCCTGCCGTGAGTACTTCATGTCCTGCTTGTTAATGTCAAGCATCTTTCTTCACCTGCTTGTAAATCTGATTTACACCAGTGCTTGCCAAACCGGAAACAATGCCTACCGCAATCGCATTCAGCACATCATTTGCCGGGAAATCCGGAATAACATACATTCCTACTACTCCGAGAATGCCACCAACAATGCCAACAACAACCGGGATGTAGTTATCCTTAATAACCGGAATAAGCTTCGCTCCAATACCGGCAAGATAGCAAATAACCACGATTGCAACACAAGTTCCTACCTGTGAAAAATCCATCATTCCTTACCTCCGTTCTCTTTAATGTTAAGTCTTTCCTCAATTCCATCAAGTCTATGATGCGCAGATGCCGTACTGGCTTCAACCTTTGTCAGCTTCTGTTCATGCTCTGCAAGCTCTTTCTTCATCTCTGAACGCTCGCTTTTCATTTCATTGATAGTATCAAGGATGGTGTCCAGTTTCATGTTGATGCGTGTGTTTTCTTTCACACGTTCCTCAATATCCTTTGTGTCTGTTCTTTTGTTGTTTTTCAGACCAATGTAGACGGAAAAACCGAGCGATAACACGCTTATAATGATTGCTGTAGATAACTCTATAGTCACATCATATACCGCCTTCCTTGTTTGTTGGCACACCGCCCACCACCCTTAAAGTGTGCCGCCTGCAACCTTATTACTGAAATCAGTAACATGGTCACGCACAATCTTCTAAACCCCTCGATTTCGATGGGGTTATAAAACTTTTGCAAATGGAAATACGCCAACAAACAGATCTTCCCGTTCTCTCCATGTTCTCGACACACCATTCTCTGAATAGCTTGCCATGAAGTTTTCACCGGCTTGCGATCTGTCATACACAACAAGATTAACAACCACGGACTGAAATTTTTTCATATCCGCAGCAATCTTCTCTTCCGTGTAACTTTCCGGGTACATTCTTTTTGCTCTGATGTCGGCTTCTGCTTGACTGATAAGTTGTTCCAAAAGAGGATTTTCTTCCAAATGGTCAAACACGACCTTGGGGCTTTTAGAATCACTTTCAGAATCAATATGAAATTGTTTCAGACGGATTTTTACTTGCTCCAAAGTCGTATATTCTGCCATGTGTTACCTCTTAAAGTTCAAACTTTTCAATCAGAATCTTTTTCAGCTCACCGCCAGTAGTTTCATCCGCATCAACAATCCCATGCTCTTTCGCAAGAGATTGTAGTTCTGCGGTACTCATGCGGTTAATCTCGCTTTTGGTATATTGCTTAAAATCAGAAGATCCCGAAGTTTTTCTCTCCGGGATCTCTTCTCCTGCCTTATACCATTTGCCGTTGAATTTGACTGTGTACTGTGCCTTCATAAGCACACCTCCTACGCTACCTTCATAACAACAACGCTGTCCATACCCTCAAAGGTAGGAAGTCCGATCATGGACACTACGCAGTGAGTATTGATAGGATGGTTGGTAGCATAAGTATAAACGGAAATACCGGTTTCTACGATGGACAAATTGCCATCGGTGATGCTTCCGCTTCTTTCCTCGGGGGTTTTTCCAAATACATAATCACCAAGGTATACGCCAGCGCATTGAGCGGATACAACACCAGTAGGTACAAAGTACTTGGTCTGACCGTCTGCAGGATCAATGTACAACTTGTCATACACCTCTATCTCAATTCCGTATCCACGCAGATATTCAGTAACCTGAGACTGCTGTAAACGGATTCCACCATTGTAAGCAGTGATTCCGAGAACCTGCTTCTTGGTGTCCTCTGCTTTCAGAACCATTTCCCACGTCTCGGTGTTCATGGTAAATCTTGTCAGGGAATAACCAGTCTTCTTTGCGAAGTTTCTTCTGGTTTCAATCAAATCATCCAGCGGTGTTGCGGTTGCCGGAACGTTCCACTTATCACTCTCTCCGGAAATTTCTACGAAATGGTCTTTCTTATGCTCAACTCCTGCATCGGCAGTGTAATCAACATAAAAACTTTTACCGCCGATAGTGACTTGTACACGGGGAATGCCGTCTGCCGGTGCAAGCAACTGCCAGATTTGTCTCTCCGGAACAACTCTTGCTCCTTCAATTAGCATCATGGGTTTTTTACTGATTTCACGGAGAACATCATTTGCAAGGGAAGCATTCTCTGCATTCTGGTAATTTGCGTATTCCTGCTCTTCTTTTTCAGTTACCATGTAGGATTCACGGTAAAAAGGCATTTCGTTTTGAATGTCGGAGAATCCTCCAACATCTCTTAACTCTGCCTGTGCATCAAAATTAGATGCTTTCAGAGAAACAGGAAGACCGCTCTTTCCCTTAATGAACCTAAGGTCGAGACTATCCTGCTTTCTTGTTCCAAACTTCTGTCTGCCAAGGTAAGGCGCAGAACCTAAAGTTTTTTCATAGTTATTCCACATTACACCGAGACTTCTCGCTGTAAATGCTTCGCTTAATGGTAATGCCATAGTTAATACCTCCTGTTATTTACGCTTCTACAATAGGTTCAGCACCGTAAAAAGTTACTCTCGGTGTTACTTTTCTTGCCGCATCTGCGATGGCTAAGGACTTTACCTTCTCCCAGTCAATAGTTCCTTGGTATACATAAGTGCCAGGTGCATCACCCATAGTTACATCTACATCTTCCAGCAGATAACCTACGCACTTGTTGTCATTAGACGGATACGGTGTACCGGCAGGCACAACTTTTCTTCCGTCAGTTCCTGCACTCACACCGCTCTGTTCTACGATGCAGGCTGCTCCCTCATAAGGGAAAAACTTCAAAATACCTTTACTTTGTGTAAAGTCTCTAGTAATAGGCTTACCCATTCTTTTTACCTCCTATAAAACATAATGGTTTTTTGCTTCTTCGCTTGCTGAATTGCTTCCAAAGCTGATTTTTTCAGCGTTTTCTACGTCCGCTGTTTTTTCTTTACCGCCACCGCCAGCACTTCCACCGCCCGGATTTGTGGTTCCGTTTGCGATTTCCTGCTCTTTAGCCTGTGCCGCAGCAGTCTCTTTATCAGAGATAATTTTTCCGAGTACTTCGTAGTCAAAACTGCCGTCATCCTTGATAACCTGTGATGCTTGTTCAGCAGAAATGTTAAACTTGGATGCTGCATTGCTTCTCTGCGCTGCAATAGCCTGTGTCTTTTCAAGCTCTGCGATTTTTGCATTTGCTGAATCAAGGTCTTTTTGCAGTCTTTCAGAATCGGACAAATCCTTATCTTTCATGGCTGTGTATTCCTTTTCCAACTCACGCAGTCTTGTCAACTCTTCACTGTTTTTGTTTGCCTTTGCGTTTGCTGCCTGAACATCCTTGCTATTCTCAGCAATGATTTTTTCAATCTGTTCATCAGTCAAACCCATAGCTGTCAGTTCTTCTCTCTTCATAAATTACCTCCGTTATGTCCTACGAATTTTTATACGGTGCAACGACACCGGTTGACATTGCCGATTTATACGCTCACGGCATTGCGAATTTTTATAAAATAAAAACAGCCGCCTATTTCTAGGCAACTGTCTTATTTTGCATTTGTTTTACTATTTCCTGTGCTTTTGCCATCTGCTCTTCCATGTTGATAATGTCAGCAGTTTTCCACAGAGCATCAAGGTAAGGTTTGGAAAGGTTGAAAGTCTTTTCGCAATCTCCCCAAAGTCCAACCGTTTTGATTGCAATAAGAGGATGAATACCACACTGCAGAAGTTGCAGTAATGTCTGCGACTTGGTATACATATTATCTTGTGGACTGTGGTTAATCTGCACATCAAAATCTCTAAGAGTGATTCTCAGATCCTCTTTCTTAATGCGAATAACATTCAGCGCAACCTTGGCCAGTCTCTTCTCTGCTGTCTTAACAACCGGATCCTTAAGCCTTGCTCTTGATTTTGAAAAATCCCATCCGTTTCTCAGCTCAACCGCACCCTGCGTATCACCGCCAGTGTTTCCTTGCTTGTTTGGTATTCCCAAAATTGAAAGTGCGCTGTCTGTTAAATCATCCTTGGAAACCTGTGTCTGCGTTTGGTCAAGCTCCTGAGACATGACATCCACATCAGACTTATTGTCTTTATTGATGGACTTTACAACCAACGCATGGTTCATCTTCATTTTTTTGAACTCTTCTTCGTCAATCGCGCAGTTTACAAATTTGTACCATGCCTGGATAAACTGCTCTATACCATCCATTCTGTTTGACTGCGTATTATTGATTGCATCCAACAGATCTATAACAAGTTCAATATCAGACAACCGCTCATGGTTGTTCGGAAATTCTACAATCGGAATACCACCAAATCCGTGAAGTTTCCATGTATCAGGAACAAGCGCACTGTTTTTTATCTTACATTCATAAGATTCCGTGTAGCAGAGTTTGTACCACTCACCATTTTCATCTTTTAACTCCTGTACCGCCAAAATCGGTTCTTCGGAACTGCGGTTGTAAATGACAAACGTGTTTAAAGGATTAGGTGCAACCACACGGATAGGCACATCTCCATTCACAATCTGAATAGCTTTGAATGATGTTCCGGTTGCCGACTGCCACTCACCAGCTTTTATGTCTTTCTCATGCTTATTTGCATCTGCTAAGTAATCATTCAGTTCGTCTACTGCCTTA